GTGTCAATAGAAAACAGCTAAAAATGCAAAAATAAATACAAGCCGAAGGTTGTCCATATTCCTAACCCTTTAGGGATGTATAGGGAATGCCTTCTTCGTTCAACCATGAAGCTCACAAGAGCTTTAACATAGGGAAACAAACATGACAAAAGACATGAGTAAAGCAGGGCTGTCCGAGCTGGCTGCATATGAAGCGATTTCTACATTCCCATATCTTGATAGTGCCGGTGTGAAGACGATTGGTCTAGGCTCCACCGTTAGCGACATTCCAGATATTGGCACTTGGGCGTGGACTAAAGAGATAACGATTAAAGAAGCGTGCGACATATACAAGAAAGGATTACGGAAATATATAAAAGGCGTAAACGAAGCTTTGAAGGTGGAAGTGACACAAGCTCAATTCGATGCGCTAGTGTGCTTCTGTTACAACGTTGGGGTAGGAGGCATGAAAGCAAGCTCTCTACTGCGATATGTGAACGCAAAGGGTAGTGAGTTACAGATTAGAACAGGGTTTAGGATGTGGAATAAAATTACAGTGGGTGGAAAGAAGGTGGTTAGCAAAGGATTGGACAACCGAAGGAACGCAGAAGCTGATTTATTTATTTTAGGGAAGTACAAAGGAAGTCCTATACTTCACTTTCCTGTAAATGCTGCACATAAGCCTGTCTACGCCAAAGGAAAGTCCATCTCCCTACTATCCTATCTCTAAAGAAGAAAGCCCCGTGAGGGGCTTCTATGAGGCTTACATGGATATGTTAAGGATTTTGGATTTCTTTAACACATCTTGATTCTCATGTTAAGAAACTGCAAGTTAGTCCTCTGACCATACACACCACCCAAATACAGCCGCTACTAACACTATTACTAAAACCGTCAACATCTTATCTCTCCTCAAGTTAAATTACGTCTATCTCTTTCAACCTCTTCCTGCACGCCAGTAGCTTATTTAACATTCCAAAACTACTCATTCCATAACTTAGATTGTCCAGCACTGTGGAGGCAGTTGAGTTGAACCTCATCAGTAGTCCAATAGGCATCGCTGTAGTGAAATACACAGGAGCTATGATAATGAATGGTACAACAACTCCCATCTGACTCAAGAACGCTTGGGTGTAGCTAAGGTGTTTCTGCTTTCTAGCCATCCCAAACAGCACTTTAATACAATGGTCAAAATTAGAAGGTGTCAACTCTGACCTATAAGAGGCCTCTGCCTGCTGAGTTGCATAGTTCATCTTAATGAGAGGCTTAGCCACCCATCCACTTATCAATGTAGCCACTGCCCCATAAACCACTAGAATGATTAGATAGCTCCAGCTAAACGATATAAGTAGGGATATGCTAAACGCTATTATGTATACCGCCGCTTTTGCCCATCCAAAGCCAAGCTGTAAAACTAGATCAGGGTAAGAGTAACAATCTTCTTGAATTCTCTGAGGAGTGTTCAACACCTCATCCCCCAACTTAAGAGCAAGTGCCTTATTATTGAGCTTCTCTCTCCATTTAATTGCAGAGATAGTGAGCAAATACCCTGACATTCCTGATACGAAACATATAAGAAGTGCCGCTCCTGTAAACCAATACAACATGTTAATAAATTCTGAGTATTGATGAGCACTAACAGCCTGCCAAAAGTGTTCTCTCCAAAAGGTTAGATATAGGGCAAGTCCAATCTCAGCTGCCCCTACCACTCCTAACAACGCTATATATTTTTTCATTTCGTTTCCCCTTACTTCTTCACCGTCTTCAATCCACTCACCGTGTCATCAATCCCTCTCAGTGCTACTGGCATTCTCTCGCTAGTCTCGAAAGCGTCATGCACTACCTCGACTCCTTTCACTACTACAAAGCTAACTACAGCTAATAACAACATAGTGAGAAAGGTGTTTCTAGCTTGCATCATCATTTTTGTTCCCCTTTGTTTATGTCTTAGTTTAACTATAGACTATTGTTTATCAAATCACAAGCATTAATGCTACAAAGTTACAGGCACTACCTAGTAGAACCGCTATGTGCCACACGAAATGACTGTACATAACCCTAGATGATAGGTAGGCCACAACCCCTAAGGAGTAACACATACCTCCTGCAAGGATGAAGCTAGAGGGTAAGCCAGTGACGTAGGGCGCAGCCATCATCATCACTAACCACCCAAATGCTACATAACTCAATGCGAACGAAATTAGATGAGCGTGTCGGAAGTAAATTTTAAACACCACCCCAAGGAGGGCTACGGTAGTGATGAGGGCTATGAATATGTATATAGTGAGAGAAGGAGGGGCAACGATTAGGAAGGAGCACGCAGTGGAGGCAATTAGAATGTATATTGAAGAACAATCAAGGACGTAGAATATTGATTTTAATTTAGTGTTGTCTGCGCCATGATAGAGTATAGAGCTGGCATAGGTTAGCATGGAAGACACACAAAATAGCATCCCAGCAAGCATCCCCTCAGGAGACGTAGCATAGAGGTAGACGAGGGAAGCAGCTATCATACTGCCTCCGAGCCCGATTACGTGAGATGTGACATTCAGCTCTTCTTCTCTCTCGGTTTCACGAGTGTTTTTCTTGATGGTGAACATGACATCTCTCCTTTAGTCTCTTATACATTAACTATAGTATAAGGATGTATAATGTCAAGCTAACGTATGCGATAGCTAACACTTTTACCTGCATCTTTAATTTAAGTAAAGAAGCTTCTAATTCCTTTTCTCTCTTTTCACTGTCTTGTAATTCTTTTAATATGTTCATTCTCCAATCTCCTTACGCTATGGCACAAAGAATTCCAATAATCACTATAATGATAGCTATTTCAAAAAATGGTAGTTTGTTCATTTCGCATCTCCTCCACATCCAACGTTAAGTTGATTATATCTCCACATTGTATTAGGATGAGTGTTCCCTCCTTTCATGCCTACCTTCTGTAGGTTAAGAAAGAATACCCTACCTTTACACACGCTATATCCTGCCTTCATCATGTAGAAGCTTCCCATCTTATCTGACAAAGATTCGTGTTCTCGAGACTCCTCCGCACTCTCAGTTTTCTTAAGTACATGCTCCATCGTTATATGGGAAAGCTCATGTCCAATAACTAATGCAAGCTCATCGTCATTCTTCACCACATCACCGAGACCTTTAAGCACTACTATAGTGTAATAGGTGGCATATGCATTAATATTATTATTATCCCCCACCCACTTAATCGGACGCTTGTTCTTCAAATCTTCTCCAGACGCTGCATATATCTTGTCGTAAACCGCTTGAACTTTCTCTTGAGATAGTACGTAAGGAGTTGTCTGAACTGAATATATCCCCGCTGATGTCACTGCTAATAAGGCGATGCCTGCTAATAGGTTTGTTCTCATTATTGTTCTCCAAATAAAAAGCCCTCACCCTAATAATAGGACAAGGGCTTAAATAATGCAAGCTATTTCTTATATTTCCCTTTTAAATAATCTAGGCTCACGATGCAAGGGTCGAAACTTCCACCTTTAACGTCATGTAACATAATAACGCCTCTCCAATGTTTGTTACCTACATGCCCCTTATAGCTCTCGTCGTGCGTGTAGCACGCTCCAGCAATGACTCCCCACTGCTGCCTACCGCAAGGTAGGAAACGTGTAGCAACGTCTAATAGCTGCTGATGTCCACATACAAAGCTAGTTCCCACTTTCTCCAACTGTAGCGCAGCTCTACCCCCTCTAGGCTTTCCTGTCATCGGATTTGGGTTGAAGTGCGTGTACATTACCCCATCAAGTGTCACAGGCTTGAGATATGGCACTACTTCCCAATCACCATATGGCAGGTCGTCCATCGACATGAGGCCATCTAGCTCTGGTTGGTTGTCGACAGCCCGATCAATCCGGTCTTCGTGATTGCCTAGCGTTAACACCATCTTAGGCCGATACATCTTGTGACTCTGTTCCTTCATCTTTTTATTGTATTCACGCATCGGGCTTAATAACAAGTCCATGGCCTCTTTAGTAGCGTCTATGTCTTTCTTATATCTCCTACCCTCGAATGACAGTTTGCCCTTATCGTAACTAGAGAGTGAGGGCATGTCCGCAAAATCACCAATTTGCACTATAACATCAGGCTGTTTGTCTACAATATATTCACCAATCCACGATAAATGTTCGAGGGATACGCCCTCTTTAGCTTGTACGTCTGGGATGAAAAGATGTTTTGTCATTAAATTTCCCCTCTCTTGCATGTTAGTGTAATGCCCTCTTCCTCTATCCAATCATTAAACATGTCAACCTGCCGAGAAGTATTCTCCCCACCTCCCTCGTATCCCTTACCTGATTCATACCAAGTGTTTTCCCAGTATTCCCAAGCATCCCCCTCAGTGTTAAAGTTCATTGAGATTCCCCTTTAGTTTTCTTCTCTCTTAATGTCTTAGAAAGATGACAAATCTTACATAGGCGCTGAAATCCTTCCTTCTCTACAAAAGCCCTCTCTAACCATCCTTGAGCCTTAGAAAAACAGTTCATTCCTCCACATGGTATTATATGATCTATCTCTAAGTCTGGAAGCCTAAACCAATCTCCACAGCCCTCACAAGTGTTTTCCCAATCGCCGTTAGCTCTTCGTCTCTTTCCTTCATTAAGCTTGTCCATCTTAGGAATCCAATACCTTGTGCTCTCCCTCAAAGCACTCAACACCCTTCCCACCATCTGAGCCTTTGTCATCGTGTTAGAACAATGCGTCAATTCGACCCCCACTTTCCCTGTAGGAGTTATTCTTCTCCACTTGCCCTCTATGAGCTGACGCTGTTGCTTTGGTTTCTTAGCTGCCATTATATGCTCTCCACTCTAACCCCATTCTCATCTCTATACTCCAAATTCACCGGAAAGCCCCAAAGAGAATAGATGTGATGCACTACATTTCTAGCACTCCTGTAGTCCAGTGTAACACCATCTCTCACTGTATGCACTATATTTAACGTCCTATCTCCTTCCTTATCGAATCCTGACACTTCAATTTGTGGCACTCTCTTGCTTAAGTCGTACTGCCCACTTAACGAGGCTCTTATTGAATGAACGTCATCATCATCATGTGTAGCACTCACTAAATGATAGGATAAGTCATTATCAATGTCAAGAGTGAACAGCCCAAAGTCTCTTATTATCTTAGGAGACAGGAATTGAGCCACAAAACTCTCATCTCTATAGTTAGCCACTACATGCTGTATTGTCTCTCTCCAGTCTGTGTTACATATCTCCGGAAACCAGATCATGTCCTCTTTGTCAGGAGAGGTACACATTCTCCGTATATCTCTCATCATAGCATATCCTAATGCATAGATGTTTATCCCACTATAATGCTTACTATCATACCCGGGCTGATACACTACACCACTATGACTGGTTAGGAATTCCAAATAGCTTCCCGCTGAGATGTTCCCTCTGTCAAACATCTCTGTCATTATAGTGTGATGAGACATACACGCAAACCCTTCGTTCATCAATGACGTTTGACGCTGAGGATAGAAGTATTGTGCTATTTTCCGCACAATGCCTAGTATGTTCCTTTCCCATTGCTCTAAACTTGGGCTGTGTGTTTCAATGTAGAGAAGTAAGTTTTCTTCTTTCTCGTTCACTTGTTCAGCTTCCCAATCCCCCCAATCTTCCTCTCCGAAAATGGAAGGTTTAGATTTAGGCACAAGGGAGGCAGTGCGCCAAATGTCTGCAAAACTCTCTTCCTCGTGTTTCTCTCTTTCGAGTTTCTGCCTGTCTGACTTCTTTACACTAGCCAGAGGCTTCTTATACTTATCTACTCCGTGTAGTTGCAGTGCGTGGGCTGCGTCTAACAGGCACTCCACTCTAAGTTTGCCGTGCTTCTCTTCGCATTGACTTATGTAAGATTTAGCGAACGACAAATACCCTAGAATAGAATCTGCGTCTGTCCATCCTGTAAACAGATAGTTAGTTTTAAAAAACCCACTATGTCCGACACTAGCATGTGCTAACACAAGTGCCTGCATAGTAGCTGTATTGTTCTCCATCAAGTAGGCAATTGAAGGGTTGGTGTTAATAACCACTTCGTATGCCAACCCTTGCTGTCCTGTCTTGTATGCATTGTCGTTCTGTACAAAGCTCTTTCCAAAACTCCAGTGATTGTACATTTGAGGCAAGGCATGTGTAGAGTAGTTGTCAATCATCTGCTCACTACTTATGATTTCAATCTGAGCGTCATAATAGTCAAACCCTAGCGTGTTCTTTCCAATGTCGTCCACCGTTTCCCATATCTTTTCTAAGAGAGGAAAATCCCAATCACTATCAGATTCTTCAAACAACAACTCACCTTTGTTTGTCATATTAAGTTTCCTTTTTAAAAAGACCCCTAAGTACCGGATATACGTCCGATGGAGCATATAGCCGCCCTTTGTTTAACTTCTTATCCTCCACTTTCTCATAGGTATTCCACAGGTCTTTGAGGTCATATTTCATTTTAGTTTGACGTCTTTTAAAATCTTCTGTCTGTACGTATGCAAAATATTGAACTTTAGCTAATAATACAGTTAGCGCTCCTACACATTCCCCATCGCTTTCGAAGTTGTCTCCGTCCGATGCCTGGGCTACATATATGTTGTAGATATTCTCGTCTATCCTATCCTCAATTATCTTGTTAATGAGGTTGAGGCCACTGGACACTACAGTGCCTCCCGACTCTCTACCGTAGAAGAATTCGTTCTCATCCACCTCTTTCGCCACCTGTGTGTGACGTATGAAAATTATCTCCACCGTCTTGTATTCTTTCTCTAAGAATAGATAGAACAGCAAAAAGAACTTCTTAGCTAGTAACTTCTCATGCTCTCCCATGCTTCCTGACACGTCCATCATCATGAATATAACAGCACTTCTGATGGGCTTAGGTTTACGTACATAGTGCTTATAACGCAAATCAACGTCATCTAAGAAGCGTTCACTTCCAGTGGCTATACGTCTAGCCAGTGCTTGCTTAAGCGTCTTGACGAGCGCTAAACGAGGCGGAGTACCTTCTTTAGCATATCCACTACGTTGTAGCTTGTATTGTATAGTGTCTTTCATGCTTTCTTTAACAAAAGACGGCAGCTCCATATCTGAGAACAACAGCTCAAGAAACTCAGCTTTCGACAATACAAATTCAAAATCGTCTTCTCCCTCTCCTGAGTCGCTTCCTTGAGTGCCTGCTCCTCCTTCCTCGTCTTTCCCATTATCAATGCGGTCACCCTTGTTTTTATCCTTATTTCCCACTAGAACGCGCTGTCCTTTGCCTTTCTTTCTATCAAATTCGAAAGAGGGCTCGCTAAGGGTTTTCCCGGGTATCTTTATTTTCTTGTTCTCTGTAGCGTCCTTAATACCTCCTTCGCCTAAACTCTCATCCATCTTCTTCTTAATAATAGGCTTCAACCTATCAATTAGACGCTTGCGATTGTCAGCACTCTTATTCTTGCCGTTTTTACGGCGGTCTATAATTGCCATCCAGATCCCCTTAAAAGAGGAAGGACATTGCTGCCCCTCCCTTATGTCTTTAGCCTATGAACTCTTGGAGAATCTCATTTGCCATTCTACAACACGTTTCACTTGCTTTTCAGTGTAGCCCATCTCTGTCATTCTTGCAATGAAGCTCTCATGTTTCTTTTTATCATCACTGTTTCCTTGTCCAGTGAATGAGATGACAGGAAGCAAATCTTGCGTCTTACTGAACATTGTAGCTTCAATGACACGCTTTAACTTCTCATAAGCCGTCCACTTAGGATTTGAGCCCCCGTTCTGAGCTTGGAATCTCAACGCAAAGTTTACAACTTCATGTCGAAAGTCTTTACTATTAACGATGCCTGCCGGTTTCTCAAGCTTCTCCAGCTCTGCATCTATGGTAGCTCTATCATACATCTGTCCAGTGTCTGCATCCCTATAGTCGTTGTCCTCAATCCAATGATCAGCAAACGTAATATACCTATCAAAGATACTTTGTCCGTATTCAGTGTAAGATTCTAGGTAGGCAGTTTGAATGTCCTTCTCCACCTTCTTAGCAAAACTAGGAGCTAAATAATTCTTAATAAACTGAATGTATTTTAGCTCAATCTCTTCTGAATAACGACCTTTTTCCACCATACGTTCTAGTATGTATAACAAATGCACAGGGTCTGCACTAATCTCCGTCCCATCATAGTTGAACACCTCAGCTAAAACCTTGTAAGCTGTCCGTGTAGACACTCCAAAGAAACCTTCGTTAAGTGAGGACATGTCCTTATACTCTTGGAAGCTCTTAGCTCTACTGTCCTTATCCTTAACGTTCTCTCCGTTATAAACTCTCATCTTACTAACTGTAGACGATGTTTCTGTTTCTTCAAGTCGTGTCAACACACAAAACTCAGCTAGCATTTCCAACGTGTTCGGAGCAATTGAAGCCTTCGACAACGTACTACCTGATAGAAGCTTTTTATAAATCAGCACTTCTTCTTCCACTTGTAAGCAATATGGCACTTCAACTATATAAACACGGTCTAAGAACGCTTCGTTGTTCTTATTCGCCTTAAACGTTGTCCACTCACTCTCATTACTATGTGCTACCACTACACCATTATAAGGAATGGAAGAAATACTTTCCGTGCCTTTGAAGTTGTGTTCCTGTGTTGCTGTCAACAAAGGGTGGAGCATTTTAATTGGAGCCTTGAACATCTCAACAAAGTCCAGCATTCCCTGATTACTCTGGCACAATCCACCACAGTAGAGATAAGCGTCTGCATCGTCTTGCCCAAACTTATCGAGCTTTCTAATGTCAACCTTACCTACAAGTGCTGAAATGTCCTGGTTGTTCTCATCCCCCGGCTCTGTCTTTGTAATACAAATCTGCTCTAGTTGAGACGGCATTTTCTTCAACACCGTAAATCTACTAATATCTCCCTCATATTCTTTAAGCCGTTTCGTTGCCCAAGGGCTCGGAATCTCAGAAAGATAATGTGGAGCTATTCCCAACTCTGCCCCCATTGCCTTAGACAAGAGTCCTAAAGGGCTCTCATTAATAGGACTGGGGTTACCATCTTCGTCTGCTAATATGTACACTGGTTCTTTTTCCATCAGTTTCTTTAGCGTCTCTACTAAACTACTCTTAGCGCTACCAACAGGACCTAAGAGGTATAAAATCTGACGGCTTTCTTCTAAGTTTTGA